TGTCAGCGGTTGCTGTTACAATTGTTGACGCTTTATCATCTGCGTCCATTGCGCTTGTCGCATCGCAACCCACGCTGGTTCGTATTGTTGACGGTGCAGCCAATGTAAGTCTTGGCGGCATTGCCAACGTATCCGCTATCACTTACGAGGTGATCCCTGGCTTCCGGCCTGGCTATGGCTTAAACACTTACGGCTCGTACCTTTACGGCAAAAACATTAGCATTGAGGATGGAAGCGCCACTGCAAACATTGCGTTTGCTGTGAGTGTGGCTGGCGGAATTACTCGCAATGTTTCCGCCTCAACAGCAATTGCATTTACGGCAACTGCAAACGGTGTTTATGACGTAGTTGCCTCTTCTAACGCTGCTATTTCAATTTCTTCTGATATAGGGTATATCAGGATAAGAAATGTTGCGGTTTCCGACAATATTGCGTTTACGCCTGTAGTAAGTGCAAGGTATAAGTGGGAAGACGCACCCGACCCGACAACCATATGGACAGAAGCATCTAGTCCATCTACGACTTGGACAGAAGCAGACTACTTAGAGAGGGCCGCGTAATGCCTACGACAACGACAAATTATTCTTGGAATAAGCCAGCCGTAGGCGGCGATGAAGACGCCTGGGGTGGATACTTAAACGGTAACTGGGACAGTTTGGACACGCTTCTCGGCGGCGTTACAAATACCGAGTTTGAAATTCTTGACGGCGCGACTGTTACAACAGCCGAGCTTAATTATTTAGATGGCGTAACATCGGCCATTCAACCGCAGCTTGCATCTGCTGCAACAACAGGTAAGGCAATCGCAATGGCGATTGTCTTCGGTTAAGGAGAAGCCACATGGCCGCACCAAACGTAGTAAATGTAGCCACAATCACTGCCAAGTCGGCAATGGTGGCTTTAACCTCAACAAACGCCACAGCACTGGTCAGCAATGCTGCATCATCTGGCAAGGTATTTAAAATCAACATGATCCAGATTGCCAATGTCGATGGCTCAAATGCCTGCGATGTTACAGTGGACGTACACTCGCAAGACGATGGCGGCGGCACAGCTTACTCGCTGGTTGCTACTGCATCGGTTGCAGGTGATTCATCCCTGATTGTTCTGGATAAAAACACAGCATTGTACCTTGAGGAAGATCGCTCAATCACAGCAACTGCTGGCACAGCAAACGACTTGGAAGTTATCGTAAGCTACGAAGAAATCTCGTAAGGAGAGCCGCCATGCGTTTGATCGGCAATGTAGAGAAAGACGCTCAGGTAAGGGCGGTGGCTTCTGGTGCTTTGCCCAGCGGTGATACTGTTATCGTGAATGCTGACGGGACTGTGAGTGTTGTAGGGGGTAGTGAGGAGGCTCTTGGCAGTCCTACTGTGTTTGAGAGTGCGTCTACTGAATCTATTTCAGCCACTTATGACTCTAATGCACAAAGAATCGTTATAGCGTACAAAGATGTTGGAAATAATAACTACGGCACAGCTATCGTAGGCACTGTGAGTGGCACATCAATTAGCTTTGGCACTCCTGTTGTTTTTGAAAGCGCATTAGTCTTTTATGTTTCGGCCACCTATGACACTAATGCTCAAAAGGTTGTTATAGCTTACAGGGATCAAGACAACTCACGGTATGGCACCGGGATTGTTGGGACTGTGAGCGGTACATCCATTAGCTTTGGTAGCGCCACGGTATTTGAAACATCTGAAAGTACCGACATTTTTGCAACTTATGACACTGACGCCCAAAAAGTAGTAGTAGTTTACAGAGATGAAGGAAGCTCCAACAAAGGAACATCCGTTGTCGGAACGGTCAGCGGCACATCAATTAGCTTTGGTACTCCTGTAGTGTTTACCACCAATCGACCTGAGTACATTTCGGCCACCTATGATACTAATGCTCAAAGGGTGGTGGTGTCTTACGGTGATTTCAGCGGTCAGGACGGTACTGCCGTTGTTGGTACGGTCAGCGGCACATCAATTAGCTTTGGTACTCCCGTAGTGTTTAATAGTTCTACTGCATACTATACGTCTATTAAGTACGATCCTGACGCTCAAAAAGTTGTTATAGCTTACAGGGATGCTGGAAACTCAGATTATGGTACAGCGATTGTCGGAACTGTAAGTGGGACTTCTATCAGCTTTGGCTCACCTGTTGTATTTGAGAGCGCCAACAGTCAGTACATATCAGTATCTTATCACATCGCCGGGAAAAAAGTCGTTATAGCTTATCAGGATAATCCTAATAGTAGTTATGGAACTGTTGCGGTAGGAACGGTTAGCGGCACCACAATCAGTTTTAGTACCCCTTCTGTATTTGAAAGCGGCGGTGTTCAACATATATCATCCATTTATGATGCCAATGCACAAAAAGTCGTTATAGCATGCCGGGGACATCCGGACTCATCTACTTACGGCTCGGCTACAGTCTTCTCTCCCGCCACAGGCAACCTCACCGCCGAAAACTACATTGGCTTCGCTGCGCACACATATGCTGACACGCAGAGCGCCTTGGTCAACTCAACCTGCACCGTGGACAGCAATCAATCTGGCCTCACCGCAGGTCAACAATACTTCGTTCAAACTGACGGCACGCTGGGATTAACCGCTGCCGATCCATCTGTATTTGCTGGCACAGCCGTGTCAGCCACAGACATCATCGTGAAAGGATAATCTGATGAAAACTATCGTTGAAACATCAACTAAGTTAAGCAAGTATTTGCTTGCTGATGATGTGGCAATCACAGCCACGGCTGACAATATCACTGTAGGCGACCCTGCACAGTTCATCATTGGTGACTTGAACAGCACGACAGTGACAATCACTGACAACGTGACCAACGCCCCTGCTGATTGGACAGGCAACAAGTATAAACTTGATGGCACAACATGGTCAGCAAACCCTGATTGGGTAGACCCAACACTCGAAGACGAGGAATAATCATATGCGCACCATTGGTACACCCAGCACACAAGCACGAAAGCTGAACGCCATTGCCAGTGGTGCGTTGCCCAATGGTGATCCTGTTGTGGTGAACTCTGATGGCACTGTTAGTGTTGTTTCTGAATCAGCAATTCCTCAAGAAATAGGAAGCGCCTCTATTTTTGAGAGTGGATCGACAACTTTTACTGATTCTGTCTACGAATCTAATGCACAAAAAGTTGTTATATCTTATCGGGACGGAGGTAACTCCAACTACGGTACGGCTGTAGTTGGGACTGTTAGTGGAACAAGCATTAGCTTTGGTACACCCGTAGTATTTGAAAGTGCGTCAACAGTCTATACTTCGGCTACATTTGACAGTAATGCTAATAAAGTTGTAATTGCTTATAAAGATCAAGGAAACAGTAATGCTGGAACGGCGATTGTTGGAACAGTCAGCGGTACAGCGATCAGCTTTGGTTCTGCTGCTGTGTTTTACAGTGTTTCATCATCTCATATGTCAACTGCTTTTGACAGCAATTCAAATAAAGTTGTTATAGCTTATCAGGATAACGGAAATAGTGACCATGGTTATGCTATAGTAGGCACAGTTTCTGGTACTAATATCAGCTTTGGTTCTGCTGTTGTGTTTGAAAGTGCCGCAATTGGCGGCTCAAGCGTAGTCTTTGACTCTAATTCAAGCAAGGTAGTTATTGCCTATAGTGATTTAGGTAACTCCAGTTACGGCACCGCCATTGTTGGGACAGTTAGTGGAAGCTCTATTAGCTTTGGCAGTGCTACTGTGTTTGAAAGCGCTCAATCTGAACACATCGCATGTACTTATGACTCGGAAAATCAGAAGGTAATTGTTTGCTACAGTGACCGAGGAAACGCTGATTACGGCACTGCAATCGTTGGCACTGTCAGTGGCACCTCTATCAGCTTTGGTAGCGCTGTAGTTTTTAGTAGCTCTGATAGCGAAGTCATTTCTGCTACTTATGACGTTAGCGCTCGCAAGGTAGTTATTGCCTATAAAGACAGGGGGAACTCGGAGTATGGGACTGTAGTTGCAGGCACTGTAAGTGGAGCGTCAATTAGCTTTGCCAGCCCTGCCGTGTTTGAGAGCGCAACTAGCATATATATTTCAGCAACTTATGACGCTAATGCCGAAAAGGTTGTTATTGCTTATACAGACGACGGTAACTCTGCCTATGGCACAGCTCTGGTCTTCAAGCCAGCCTACACCTCCACCAACCTCACCTCCGAGAACTACATAGGCCTAGCCAGCAACGGCTACCCTGACACCGCTGGGGCCACCATTGATGTGCAAGGTGCGATAAACGACAGGCAATCAGGTTTGACTGCGGGTCAGGCATACTACGTCCAGACGGATGGCACACTAACCACAACCGCTGGAAACCCAAGTGTCTTCGCTGGCACAGCCATATCGGCAACAAAGATGATCGTGAAAGGCTAGACCATGAGAACTATCCCAGAGTTAAAAGAGGGTACGCATAGGGCTAAGGCTACGGGTACTCTGCCCAATGGTAAGCCTGTTGTAGTGAACGCGGATGGTACTGTGAGTGTTATTAGCGGGCAGGATCAAGATTTAGGCTCTTCCGTTGTTTTCGAGGCGGCAAGGGCTAGATATATTTCATCCGTATTTGATAGCAACAGCAACAAAGTTGTGGTCGTGTATCAAGATCAAGACAATACCAGTGCTGGCACAGCTATCGTAGGCACAGTTTCAGGAACAAGCATTAGCTTCGGTTCACCCACAACATTTACAGGTGACGCCTCCTACATTAGTGCTACATTTGACTCCAATAGCAACAAGGTTGTAGCTTTTTATGGGGACGCCAACAACTCAGGTTATGGCACTGCCATTGTGGGAACTGTCAGTGGTACATCTATCAGTTTTGGAACGGCTGTAGTTTTTCAAAGTGGAAGTATCAATAGCACCTCCTCCACTTTTGATAGCGCAAATAATAAAGTTGTTGCGGCCTATAGAAACGACGGTGCCAGTGCGAGAGGCACTGCCGTAGTCGGCACAGTCAGCGGCACAAGTATTAGCTTTGGATCGTCAGTACAATTTAACACTTCCGCTACAAATTACACCTCGTCAGTTTTTGACAGCAATGTAAACAAGGTTGTTATTACTTACAGTAATGCCGGGAACTCTAATTATGGCACTGCGATAGTCGGTACTGTCAGCGGCACGTCAATCAGTTTTGGTACTTCTGTTGTCTTTAATGCCGCATCGACTGAGGGCGCAGCCCTCGTCTTTGATAGCAACGTAAACAAAGTAGTTATGGGCTATCCAGACACAAGTAACTCCAGTTACGCCACTGCAATCGTAGGCACAGTTAGCGGAACGTCTATTAGTTTCGGGTCTCCGTCTGTTATATTTGAAGATTTGTCCGATAAAATGAGTGGTGCATTTGATAGTAGCACAAGCCAAGTAGTCTTTGCTATTTACGATAACGGGTCAAGTTCCTCTGGAGTAGTTGTCGTTGCGAAGATTAGTGGAACCTCAATAAGTGCATCCACTCCGGCTACGTTTTTCACTGGACGAGTGAATTATCCATCTCCCGTTTACGATAGTAATGCTGAAAAAACGGTTATTTCCTACTACACAGAGGACGGAAGCCCCGCATACGGGTATTCAGTGGTGCTTCAAGCTGGCTCTACAACCCTCACCTCCGAGAACTACATCGGCATGTCTCAGGGGGGTTCTGTAGCAAGCGGTAGCAGCGCAACGGTAGACATCATCGGATCACTCAGCACAAACCAGTCTGGCCTCACCGCAGGGCAGCAATACTATGTCCAGACAGACGGGACGATAGGCGAGACCGCTGCCGATCCAAGTGTCTTTGCAGGGACAGCAATTTCTGCTACAAGTTTAGTAGTTAAAACATAAGGCGAAGCCATGCCGTTAATCCCGCTCAACATACCCGCAGGACAGTATCGCAACGGCACTGAGTATCAGTCTCAGGGCCGTTGGCGTGACGCAAACCTAATCCGCTGGCATGAGGGTGCGTTACGCCCAGTCGGCGGCTGGCGTCAGCGCGGAAGCGTTGACCTAGATGGCGTAACTCGCACAATGATTGCGTGGGAAGACAACAGTGGTGGTCGCCGCGTTGCCTTCGGAACGTACAATAAATTGTACGCCATGACCTCCGGCAACGCCGTGAGCGAAATAACCCCTGCTGGCTTTACAGCGGGCCGCGCTGATGCAACTTCATTTACCAGCTACGGCGGCGGCGTTTACGGAACTAGCCTTTACGGCTTACCCTCAGAGGACTCCGGCACTATTTTCCCGGCGACCACATGGAGCCTAGAAAACTGGGGCGAATACTTGCTGGCCAATACGGCTGACGACGGTAAAATCTACCAGTGGCAGCTTAACGCCGCAACACCAGCGGCAGTATTGTCAAACGCTCCAACTGATTGCTCTGGCATGATGGTGACGGAAGAGCGCTTTGTGTTTGCATTTGGCGCAGGCGGCAACCCTCGCAAGATTGCATGGTCTGACCGTGAGGACAACAACACATGGACACCAGCGGCGACTAACGAGGCTGGTGACATTGAAATACAAACTAACGGCACAATCCTTAAGGGTTTACGCACACGCGGGCAGTCATTAATCTTGACGGATCAAGACGCCCACACGGCCACATATAGCGGTCCTCCATTCGTTTATGGCTTTGAGCGTGTAGGTACGTCGTGTGGCTTGATTGCGGCC